CAACTCGCCGGCGGCGAGTTTGTCGTGGATCATTCGCATTTGGAATTGCGCGAGCCGGGAGTATCCGACCGCATCGCGCAATTCCGCGCCGACCATCCACGCGCCGTGAACGGAACGAAACAACTCCCGCGCGACGGACAACGTGGCGACGGCCTCCTCCACAATTTCAATCGCCCGCTCGCACACCCCAGCCAGCCGCATCGCTTGTTCCTTTGTCATGTGCTCACCCTCGTGGCCTCGGGTGCGACGGCCTCACTCGTTGCGGCTTCCACGACGACTTCGGACGCCACGACAGCCTCGGTCGCCGCAACCTTGCCACCAGCAGCCTCGGTCGCCGCGACGCGGTGGGCTTTGCGATTGGTGAACTCCTCCCAGCGGCGAACGATCACGTCGGCGAACTGGGGGTCGATTTCCATGAGTAGTGCATTGCGGCCCGTTTGTTCGGCGGCGATGAGTGTCGAACCGCTGCCGGCGAACTGATCGAGCACCGTTTGGCCCGGGTCTGATGAGTTTTCGATGTGCTTACGGACGAGTTCCACCGGCTTCATTGTTGGGTGCTCTTCGGAACGCCGTGGCCGGGCGAATTCGAAAACCGACGTCTGTGTGCGGTCGATCACGGCGTGATGGGCTGCGCCGGGTTTCCAGCCGTAGTACAGCACCTCGTGGCGGTAGTGGTAATCGAGGCGGCTGATGACCAGTGCGTCCTTCACCCAGACGAGGCTCGAGCGCCAGATGTCCAATTCGTGCAGGACCATGCTGAACGCCACGCCCATCGGCCCGTGCGGGGCAGCGACGTACCACACCGCGCCGGGCTTGCAGGCGTCGAGCCCGAGCGTGAACGCCTCGCGTAGGAACGCCGTAAGCTGGGGCACGTCGAGATCGTCGTTTTCGATCCCTCTGCCGCCTGCGGCCCGCGCCTGCGACGACGACACGCCCGCGCCCATGCCGATGCGACTTGCGTACGCCACCCCATACGGCGGGTCGCACCAAATCATGTCCGCCAGACGGCCGTCCGTCAGCCGAGCCATGTCCGCCGCCTTCCGAGAATCGCCACACAACAGGCGGTGGCGTGATTCAACGGGGGCGACGTAATCTTTGCCGCAACGGCGGCATGTGCATTCTTTCGTTGGATTCGTGGGCGAATTCATGGATTACCTCCAGTCTGGGTGGCTTCGGAATTATTTTCGGGATTGCACGCAGGGTTGTCAGCGACGGGAATCAACGAGCCGTCACTCGACACGCGCAGGGCTTCGCCGGCCCGCTCCAGGACGGCGTGTTTGCCTGTAAAATCCTGCCAGCGTTTGACGGTGACGTCCACGTACTGCGGCACGAGTTCGACGGCCAGGCACGAGCGACCGAGCTGCTCGGCGGCGATGAGCGTGGTGCCGGTGCCGCAAAACGGCTCGTACACCGCGCCGCCGGTGCCGTCGAGGGATTCCAAAACGTGCAACGCCAGATGAACAGGCATCGAGGCGGCGTGGATTTCCGGCGCGACGTTTTCGCCGCTCGCGCCCCGGCCTTCGTAGACGTTCGACACCGTGGATTGGAATCGGCCCGTGGGGATGGCACGCGAAGGATTCGCTTCAGGCGAAAAGATGTGGATGTCCTCAAAGTTCGAGTTCATCACGTTCGCCGCCGTGGCGGGTCGGCCTTGGCCTTTGTACCAAATCATCCGATCCACGAAGTGATCTTTGTATTGATAAAGCCAATCCAGGACGGCCACCTTGTTTCCGGCCAACGTCTGGAGGTTGATCGCCACCGTCTGACAATACGCCAGCGCCAAGGCTGTGAAGTCCACCAGCAGTTGCCGATACTCAGCCGCGGGCCGATTGTCACCGCCACCCAGATATTTCGAGTCCACGCAATTTCTGTTGTTCCCGAGCGAGTTGTTCCCGGCGTTGTACGGGGGCGAAGTGAAACAAATCGACGGCCCGGCGACAGTCCCGGCGACGCTCGTTGCCGATTGCCGATCCGCCTGGCGTTGGCCGCCCATCAACCGTTCGACAGCGACGGCGTCGGTGGCGTCGCCGCAGATGAGGCGGTGTTTTGATTGCACCGGGGCCTCGTATGCTTTGCCGCATCGGGAGCATGTGCATGAATAATTCACATCTCACCCCTTTCACCGCAGTGCGGACAGGTGGTGTACGCGCCGAGCAGCCAGAGATCGCCGGGCTGCGTGATTGGCTCGGCAGGCGGCTCGGGTACAGCGTCGGGATCAGTCATACCCTCCGTGCCCTCGGGCGCGAGCAGCTTCGCCAGTTCGTCCTCGTCAAAGCCGAGCGTCGACACGTCGAAGTCCATCGTCTGGAGGTCTTTCAATTCCAACGGCAGCAGATCGTAATTCCACGTCGCGATGTCGCCGGTAGCGTTGTCGGCGATGCGGAGGGCTTTGACCTGGGCCTCCGACAAACCCTCGGCGACGTGAACGGGCACAGTGGTCAGCCCCAGTTGCTTCGCCGCCAGCAACCGCGTGTGGCCGATCACGATGACGCCGGTGGCGTCGACCACAATCGGCTGTCGCCAACCGAATTGCTGGATGGACTTGGCCACCGCGTCTACCGCCTCGGCGTTGTGTCGGGGGTTGTTCTCATACGGGCGAATCGAACCTATGTCTCGCGTCTCAACCTTCATAAAAATTCCTTTCTGTTCACGGCCCGCCGGTGGCGGGCGAATGTTTTCAGGCGTTCTCCAAACGGGCGAACATCAATGGGCGAATTTCAAACCGGGCGAATCTTTGCGGGCGAACATCAACCCGTTCTGGCCAAAGTGACGAGTAGCGTCAGTTTGGTCAGTGGTCATTTTCCGCCAGCCAGTCCAGCGGCAGCATCGGCATGTCTCCAATCTCGAACGTCTCGTCGGCGACGTCGGCACCCTGTTGAGCCAGCAGTTGCCGGGCGACCTGTTGACCCAACGTGGTTAGTTTGACGTGCGTTGTCCGACGACCAGATCGACCTGCTTGCCGCTTGAGCAGGCCCGCCGCCTCCAGACGTAGCAGCTCACGATGACAAAGCACGCGGTCGACGGCACTGGGAGTGCGGCCAAGCCAGCGCCAGAGGTTCACCGATGCCAACCCTTCCCGCGCCGCCCGAATACGCTGGAACGCCCGCTCGCGTTGTCCGCGGGCCGCGTGTTTTCCGCGCTGGCTATGTTTCCCGCACGGCGTCGCGGGCGAATTTTGCCCCTCGCCAATGTGTGAATTGCCCACTTTGCGACGGTTAACAAGTCCGTGTAAAACACGGCGCAAATCGCGCAGGATGCTGGCGAGGATAAGTTTTTGTCGCGGAGTAAGTTGTGTTTCAAAATTCATAGGTTTTTACACGGACTTGTTAACTGTGTGCGCGCTCGGCGGAAAGAAAAACGCCGCTCTTGTTCCATTCCCCCGCGGGCAGCAGTTTTCATCGCCGGGAAGGAACCGCGGATTGTTTGGGGCCCCAAGGTTTGCCCATGTTGCCTTGTTTGACATTTGGGCCACGTCGGCGAACGGATGCGGTGTCGCATTCTGGCTTGGCTGGCATGAGATGACGCAACCTGCGCCAACGTGGCGTGTTTGTCCGGCTATGTGGGCGGGCGCATCTATCCTTGAAGGATAGATGCGCGGAGGCGTTGGGGTTGGCGCATCTATCGGATTCCGATAGATGCGCCCAGAGCGTGGGGCCGTGCTCTTACCCGGCTTGATGGGGCTGGAACGCTCCGCACCAGTCGACGGACAGGACAACGGGCCATTGGCCGTAGTCGTATCCCAGGCCGTTCTCCTTGCCCAGGTAGCGGCCCACTGTTGGTGGGTTGACCCGGCAATAGCCCTGGAGACAGTGATCGGGTTTGTTCCGGTCGTCGGGGTTCTCTTCGTCGTCGAGGTTGAAAAATCGACAGTGGAGACAGAGCGGTTGCATGGTTTGTTTTCCTTTCTGAAAACAGGGGGTGTGGTTGGCGCATCTATCCTTGAAGGATAGATGCGCGGTGAACGCGGGGTTGTGAACGTGATTTTTATATCTTTTGGCGAATTCTTATCATTCCGCCCCCCCTCGTGTACGCGTAAGGGCGTTTTATGGCTGTTTTGGTAGCGCGGGGAGGGGTAGTGAAGGATTAGGTTATTTAAGAGAGAATATATATATAAATATATTATTTTTAATAACTTCCATCTTTTCGAATCCTTCCCAAACAGGTGGGAATGATTTGTGAAGGATTCGCCCAATAGATGTATCTTTTCGCCGAATCCTTCCCGGAATTGGGAAGAATTTCTATCTTTTCGCGAAGGATTGTTTTGTGGTGTTGTCATGATAGTTGGTATCCCTGTGCCGGTTTGGTTTTGGAGGGAATCACGACACTGACGACTTCGCCCTGCTGAAGAAGCGTTCCGATGATTTGGTCGAAGTCGGCGGCTTTGCAGTGCATGTCGTGCAGAAGAGTCCCGCGCTGCATCCGTTGGCCGGGAGCGGCCTGGAGCATGCGGATGATCTTGAGGCACTCCGCGTGGAACGGGTTGTCCGCAACGTGCAGTTTGGCCATGTAGAGCATGCGGTGGGTTTGATGCGTAACCAGCCGAGCGGCCCACGAGGCGGCGACTTCGTTGACGACGGGCTCGGCGTGGTTGTCGCTGCACGCGTAGACCAAAGCCAGGCGGCGTGCTTTTTCGTTCGCCCTCGCCCAGATGGCCATGCCGATGTTGTCCGACACTTTTTCCGCCTTGCGATACTGTTGGTCCGCGTGTTGGCGAAGTTCGGCCAGGAGCGACTTGGCGTTTTCGGTTTGCGGGACCACCTTGGGTTTTGGATGTTCCGTACCGAGGTTGCCGGTGGTCGTTCGCAGCTGTGCCCAGTGCCGGGCGATGTTCACGATTGAAGCGGGCAACTCGTCGTCGGTGTCGGGGTCTTGGCCGTCCGGGCGCGAATTCGCCTCGACCACCAGCATGCGGGCGAAGAAGCCGTTGTTGAGCATTTTCGCCGACATGGATTCGTAAAAGAGCGTCGGAATCGCTGTGCCGAAAAGACACAGGCAGGGTTGATCCACGACGCCACGGTTGGCAAATTTTCCTGCTTTGATCCGCATCGCGTACACGCCGTTGGCGGACGTGTACATTTTTAAGAGGATGTTCATGATGCCCTCGTACCGGGCCTCCTGGCCGCGGGCGATGGCGGTGATCAGGCCGTCGATTTCGTCGGTTTGAAAGAGCATCGCCGGCTGAAGCAACATGCGATCTTCGATGGCTTCGCCGGACGCGAATGAGTCGGCGAAGTTGTCGTGAAGGCCCGCCTGCATCAGAATTTTTTGATTTACTTTGCGAGGATGGTCCTTGCCGACACCGGAGTTCGCCAGGCCAAGGATGTAAAGACTGGTCCGATTGTCCGCCGCGTCCTTGACCTTTCGCCCGGCGAGCAACGCCTGCAACGCCACCGCGGCGCAGAACGACATGATCTTGTCGGGGTATGGCGCGGTGCGGAGCGTGTAGTCCACAACCTCCTTGACGAAGCCGGGCATGTCCAGCAGTTCCTCCGGCACCGGGCCGGGATCGTCAGGCAGGCCGCGTCGAGAAGGTTTTGTAGGGGCGGCGGTGTCATCGCCAGCGTTTGAGGGCGAACCGAACGCGGACAGATCGACACCGGACGTGTCAGGCTCGGCACCGTAGCCTTTGGCGCGGAGTGAAGCGGCCGCTGCCGCGTAATCGCCAGCATGTTCGAGCAATGCGTAGACGGTGAACGGCGCGTAGGCCCGCTCCGGTTCGAAGGGTGAAGCATTGCTTGAGAAGACGTAGAAGACGTTGTCTTTCAGTGTCGCGCTCGATCCGACCGACTTGCCGGGCCGACGCCAGTATTCGTTATCGCCCTGACGGGCGAGCGACCAGCCATGCTGAAGTAAAAGCGCTCGCACATCGCCACGCTCGTTGAAGTCATCGCCGGGGCGACCAGCCACGGCCGCGACCATCGGCGATGAATCCTGTCGCTTCCACGACTCGTTCAATGACCATGCGGCGGAGAGGAGAATGTCGCGTTCGGATTCATCAATCACTGGTGGTGCGGCGAGATCGCCCTGGAGGATTTCGTAGCCGGGCGAAGGGGCGCAGAGGAAGAGGCCGCCTTCGCCGCGGGTTTCGATGAGCGTTTCGAGTTTGCCGCCATTGTCGGGGTTTCGCCGTTGGGCAAGCTTCAAATTACCGCAAACGGCCGTGCGGCAGCGATAGACGACGTGTTTACCGCCGCGACGGCTTCGTTCGATGACCAGACGGATGAGGAGGCCCGGGGCTTGCACCTCCACGATGGCCGCCCACGAATCGAATAACGCGCCGCCAGCGTCGAAGTCGATCATCTCCAGATTGCCGGAGATCGTGCCCGTCAGCAGGCAGCAGGCGGTGACGGGCGCGGACGTCGTCGTGGTGGCGGACGCTGTCGCAGAAAACCACTGTTCGATCTGGGCCTCGGAGGGGAGGCATTGTTGGTACGCCTTCCAACTGCCGACCGCTGGACGTTTTTCGTCCAGGATCGCGGGCAACACGCACAGCCCGGCGCGAAGATAATCGCGCGCGGCGTCGCACAAGTTGTGCGGCGTGTTTGTCATTGGCCCTCACCGCCAGACGTGACGGGATTGGCCAGCGCCCAGGCGGACCAGTCGCGGATGATTTGACGCAGGGTTTCGATGTCCATGTCCCGCCACGGCTCGATGACGCCGCGGTGGACGAACGCGACCTCGTCGACCGTCATGAACTGGGCGTCGCCGATGATAAGAATCACCGTGACCGGGCCGTGTTTTGTCCAGCGGGTAAACAGCAGGTGCTGGCCTCGCGGGACGTGGCGGTGGGCCTTCCACTCGAGCGCCAGCAGGTTACCGCCGATCTCCACGATGCCGTCGACGTCACTGAACGCGATACGCCCAGGCAGGCAATCGGCGAACAGTTCGATCTTCGGCCTCTTGTGGACGTTGAAGCAGCCTTGTTTTGCGCAGTCCCACCGCATCGGGTTCGTGCCGGTGGCGTTAACGGATGACATGGCACACACTCCCGAATTGTCGAAATGCCTTCGTGAAGGCAGCCTTGTCATCGCCGAAGTACAGCACCGCCTGGCCCTGAAGCGGGGCCGACGCCTTGCGCGGGTGCCAGAACCGCACACGACCCGCAGGCAAACACACCGCCGACGCTGCCGACAGCATCTCCTGAAACCACCTGGTCTCCGTGGCGTTGTTGACGAGCACGACGGCGGCGGTGACATCGCCGGCCTGTACATGCTTCACTAACTTCGAGCAGAACTGCTGGACGAGCGGATGCGCGTACGGCGGGTTCATGAACACGCGGCCCGTCCAGGGCTTCGACAAGCCGTCGTCCTCGGCGCTGAAGAACCGCGAGGCCTTCACCACACCGTTGGCCTCCTTGCTGGACGCTGGGTCCAGGTCGATTTTGCCCATCGCCACGCGCGCGGCGTCGACCATCTCGGCGGGCGTGTACCACTCGTTGTCGCCGGAGTTATGCGTGACGTGCGGCGACGATGACGCGGGCGACAACATCGCCACGGCACGCTGCGGCTCGGCCGCCGCCACCTTCGCGGCTTCCACGATCACCGCCTTGGCGGGCCCGCCGCCCGCGAACACTTTGTCTCGGATACCCGGCAGAACGGTGCTGTCCAACTGATCGACCGCCTGGGCGAACGCGGCGTCGCGGATGATGGTCGCGCGGTCGACGCCATGCTTTTTTGCCAGGCCGACAGCGGTTTTGGGAATAAGGGTCGCATTTTGCGACCCTTTTTGTTTGTGTGAACCCGTGGGCCGCTGGCTGGGTTTCTTCGTCTGCCGGTACTCCAGGCCGCGAAGATAACTGGCCTGATCCGGCGTGAGATTTCGCCGACCCAGTTGATGTTGAATGATCCACAGCCTGGCCTCGTCTCGGCCGGGCAGGCTGATTTCGCGGACGGGGTATTCGAGGCTGTAGCGGTCGCAGATGTCCTTGCGGTTGTGGCCGTCCAGCAGAACGCTCCGCTCCGCCCAGACGATCAGCGGCGACAGGCAGCCGTCGCGGAGAAGCTGTGCCTCCAAGTCGGCGCGCTCCGTTTCCGTCGGCGGCGGGATCAGCCGCCGCAACTCGTCGTCAACCGTAAATGTGCGATCCGCTGTGCGAACCATAAAACCTATTTCCCCCGGCCGTAGATGGCTGTGCTGAGCTGACCTCGAAAATTCAGGAACATCCGTAGCGTCTGGCGTGTGACGCCTTGTTCTTCAAAAACCTCCGGCCAATCTTTCATTGGACGGTCGGCCTCCTCCGGGTCGTCGGGCGTCGCGTGGGCCGTTTGCACGGCGTGTTCCAACGTCGCCGCCGGGATCGACAGAATGCCCAGCAGGAGTTTTCGAATCTGCTGGACCGTCTCGATGTCGGCGGGCGTGACGTTGACCGGATTGCGTTTTAACATGTTGCGATTCATCGTGTTTTTTCCTCCTTCTGTCAGAACGGAATGTCGTCGTCCGGCGCGATCGGGACATGTCTGGGCTCCAGGCCACCCAGATCACTGGTGACTGGCGGCGGCACGGGACCGAGCTGGTAGTTAACGATGCGGTCGAATTTTTCGCCGGCGACATGGCGCACGGTGACCGCCGTTGTGTCGGCGACGCCACCCGCGTTGCAGATCGCCACGGCGTCCTCGATGTTGTTGGGCACCGGATCGTTGGACCGCTGCCGCCACCAGGCCTCGGCCTTGTTTCGCGCGTAGCCGGTGTGCTCCAGACAAATCCACTCGCTGATGTATTTGTTCCAGCCGATGCGGTATTCGACCCGCAACGTGCGAGGCGCGTCGTCGGGAGCGCCCTGTTTGGCGTGGACGCGATACGTCACGCCGGTGACGAGGACGGCGTTTTCCTCCACCTGCCCGCTGAGAATGCCGGTCGTGGCGGCGGTCGAATCGTGTTTCTCGCGTTCGGGCGGCGGGAATCTGTAGCCGCACTCGGGGCAGACGCTGTAGGCGGCATGCACGACCGTCTGGCACTTGGGGCATTCTTTGGCAGGCGCTTCACCAGTTCCGTCGCCCGGTTGTTTGATCTGGAGCATGTCGACCGGGCCGTGGCGCAGGATGTTGCCGCCGAAGTCCAGAACGAGGCAGTCGGTTTTTGACGGGTGCAGTCGAAATCCCCGGCCGACCATCTGATAAAATAAACCCGCTGACATTGTGGGGCGCAGAAGAACGACGGCGTCAATGTTGGGAGCGTCGAAGCCGGTGGTCAGGACGTTGACGTTGCACAGGAATTTCAGCGGTTTGTCGCGGTTTTCGCCGAAGAGTTGGTCGCTGGGCAGGCCGCGGAAGCGGGCGAGCAGTTCGTCACGCTGGTGGCTTGGCGTTTCGCCGCAGACGAAGCCACATTCGACACCGTGGCGCTCCTGCAAGATTTTTTGTACATGCAGGCCGTGCTGGATACCGGCGGCGAAGATCAGGACGCTGCGACGGTCGGCGGTCATCTGGACAATCTCGTCACACGCGGCCTGGACGAGTTCGGCGTCGTCCATGAGCGTTTCGACCTCGGTGGCGATGAATTCGCCGCCGCGAAGATGCAACCCGGAGGTGTCCACCTTCTGACGGCCCGCTTTGGTTTTGAGTGGGCAAAGGTAGCCGTCCACGATCAACTCGCGGACACCGACCTCGTAACAGACCTCGCTGAAAAGGCGGTCCGGCCCACAGATGAGGCCTGACTTCATGCGGAAGGGCGTCGCCGTCAAGCCGATCACGCGAAGTGATGGATTGATTATCTTCATGTCGGCCAGGAACGTCGTAAACATTCCTTCGTCGGACTCACCGACAAGGTGCACCTCGTCGATGAGAATCAGGTCGAATGGCTTGTCATCGCAGAGCTCGCCAGCCCGCTTGTACACCGATTGGATTTGGCATAACAGCACCGACTGTTGCATGTCACGCCGGTTCATGCCCGCCGAATAAAACCCCATCGGAAGCGACGGGGCCATGCGCTGAATCTTGTCGCCAGTCTGTTCGAGCAGTTCCCGAACATGCGACAGCACGCAAACGCGGCCGTTCCACAACCCAACAGCGTCGGAGCAAAGTTGTGCGAGGATTAGCGATTTACCGGCTGCCGTTGGCAGCACCGCCAGGGCATTGCCGTCGCGGTTCCGCAAATAGGCATAGATCGCCTCCACACAGCTATGTTGATACGGTCGTAATTCCATCGCTTATTCCGCAGCAAAAAATCCCCTTGCCTTGCCGTTCCCTGCCTTACCCCGCTCCGCCGCGCCGTGCCGGGCCATACCACGCAACGCCCAGCCGGGCCTTACCTCACGTCAAGATGCTCGTTCAAAAACAACCCTTGCAATGCACTGCCAGACAAAGCCGTGCCCGGCCTAGCCATACCCAAACGCGCTCCGCCGCGCCCCGCCGGGCCATGCCACGCCCCGCCATGCCAAGCCTCACTCCTGCCAGTGATTGACTTTGAACTTGCCGAAGATGCCTCGGCGTTGCGGGCGGAAGTCGCACAGGCCGACGCGGCTGCCGGCGATATCCACCAGCTCGCGGATCACGTTCTCGGCGATGCTGTCGGCGTCGATGGAGAAGGTGGCGTTGATCGTCCAACGGTCGAAACGCGGCCGAATGATGCACACCGCCTCGCCGCCGTTGGGGTTGCGGCCTTGACGCATGTCGACCTCCCATGTGGCGGGCTTGCTGCTGCCGTCCGTCAGAGGGAGATAGGGGTCGCCAATCGTCAGGAACCCCGGCAGCAGCGTCGATTGCTTGGTGCTCATCTGACGCTTGCCGTCGAGCTTGATGTACATGCCCGCCGAGATCAGACAGGCCATCAGATTTTCGGTCGGCAAATACGGCTTGCCGTCGTGCGTGCCGTACAAACGGCTGGCGGCGACGTCGCGAGGCTCCTTGGGCGACGTGAACTTTTTCTTGTCCTTGGTGTGCAGCGCCAAAAGCTGTTCATCCGTCATCCGGTTCATCATCAGCGGCGACGTGCCACACAGCGTTACGCGAATCGTCTTCATACTTTCTCCTGAAAAACTCGTAAAAAATCCTTGCCGTGCCATGCCCGACTATGCCGGGCCCCGCCTTGCCACGCCGTGCTACGCCGTGCCCGATCAGGTCACACGATGACCTCATGGGCGAAGCGAGATCACCGAGCGGCTGTCCTCTTCGTTTCGGTGGCGGTTTCCTTTGGCTCGCTGGCGACGGGGGCATAGGCCATCTCCAATTGCTCCTGGGCCAGCGGGTACATCTCGGAGGTGAAGGGACGCAGGACGGTCGAAGGCCTACCGCAGACGTAGTAAAACAGGGCACGCTGGACCTTGCCGTACTGCTCGCGGAAGTTCGCCGACGTCTGGCTGCGGTCGCGACTGACGAGAAAATCTCGCAGCAGAATGATGACGTCCTCTTTGCTGCCACGTGTCTGGCCCGTCCGCAGCACCTCGCAGAAGCGACGAAGTTTTTCCGGGTCGCCGGAGTACCACGCCCTCGCGATCACGGCGCAGACAATCGGCGACGAGACGCCTTTGACGCGGCCTGTCGTTAAATTCTCCAAGGCGAACCGGATCGCGGGCAAATGCTCGCGCATCAGGCGACACTCGTCGTCATACGACAGGTTTTTCCGAGGGCTGAACCCGCGGATCATCGCGCGCAACACCGCGAGTTGATTGTTGGTGACCGTCGCCTCGTCGAATCGGCCCGAGATGTTCATGCGGTCGCAAACAGTACGAGCTTTTACGTCGTCGATTTTTTCGATGACGTCCGTCGGCAGATTGAACGTCACCGGCAACTGCACCGTGCAGCCGGAGGTCACAATCGCCCACAGCCGGTGCTGGCCGTCGCGAAGGATGCCGTTGGTGTCGAACGCGATGCCCTGATGCGTCAACATCCACCGGCCCGCCTTCATCTCGCGGGCGTACTGATCCACGCGGGCCTGGTGGATCGGCCGATTGTGCGTGTTGCCCTCCAGCCAGTTCGCCGCCCGGTCGGGCCCGACCTCCATGATGTTCGTGTGCATCTCCAATGTTCTCCCTTTCCCTTTTTCAGCAACCACGTCAGTCTCCTTCTTTCAGTAGGACAGTGAGCTCCTCCACGAGCGCCACGAGGAACGTTCGCTCGTAGCGTGAGAGCATTCCTTTTGCAGCCATGTGCGGGTTGTCGATCGGCAGCGAGATCGCCAGCATCTCCGACGGCTTCGCGATCGGCCTGGTGGGCATTTGAGCGTCTTTGGAAATGCCGCCGTACTTCTTGCGGTTGGGTTTCTTCGCCTTGCCGATCTGGCCGACTTTCATCTGGTAGGTCTTTCCTTTGCGGTTAACAACGCGGGCGGGTTGGCCCGGTTCGACCGGTTCAGCGGCGGGTTTGTCCGTTTCGGCCTCCGCGCATCTTCGAGAATCTCGAAGATGCGCGGCCGCCTCGGGGATCGCCCCTTCATCCGCCAGCGTCTTGCGATGGTCCGCGACCATGTGGTCACTGACGCCGACGTGTTTGGCGATCTCATTGTTGCTTTTGGCTCCGCCGCAATGGCGAAGAGCGGCCTTCACCGCCCGGGCCTTGTCGCCGTTGGTGCGACGCATGCCGTTGGATTTGTTCGCGGAGTAGCTGAACCACTGGGCGTCGGCCTGCGTGCCCTGATGCACGACGCACTCGATGGCGTCGAGCTTTAGTTCCATCGCCGCGCCCCAGCGGTGGAAGCCGTCCGCTAACCAGTAGTCCGTGCCGTCGTGAAAAACGATCAACGCCGGGAACGGTGCCCCGGCCTGCATGTCGACGGCATATTCCTCAATGGCGTTCTCGTCGATGCGGGCCCGCGTCTGCGTGCCGCCATCGAGGCGAATTTTGTTAAGTGGCAATTTCACTGCAAATGTCCTTTATTGTTGAGGGTTCGAGCGGCAATACGACGACGATGACCTTGCCGCCGGGCACGGTGGTTTCACGCATGATCGTCAACAATTTTTTGACGCAGGAGTCATCGCGATACACACCGCCGTGCTGAAGCGCGTCGAGCAACGCCTTCTGCACGTTGTCGACATCGCGACGCCTGGCGTCGGGTGGATACACATCCAGACCCACCGCCAACGTGCCGTCCAATGGCCCAGCGCCAGCTCGCCGTAGGATCGCGCACACCGCTTTGCGATATGCGCGACCCTCACGGCTGATGAGCACTCGGAATCCGATGGTACGGTAGTAGCGGTTGATCGACGGCGGATAGGGTAACTCCAGAACGATCACGGTTCCTCCTCTTCCTCTTCGCCGAGCACGCGGTCGCAGAATCGCTGGACGTCATCCAGGCCCGACGGCGCGATCACACCGTTACGGTGCACCGCGTCACGGAGGATGGTCGCCAACTGGGTGACTTCGCTGTCGAACATGTACGCCGTGGCATTCATTGCTGCTTTCTCCACGGCGGCGTGCTCGCAGCGGCCGGGGCTTGCGGCTGACCCTGCACCTGGCCCGGTGGCATGCCCTGTGGCGCAGCTTGCGGTGGCACACCTTGTACCGAACCGTGCGGCACGCCCTGTGCGGCGGCGGATTTCGAGATGTAGTTCTTGATGCGGTTCTGGAGTTCGCCCGTGTCTTTGCGATTGGCGCACTTGACCGTGATGAGCATCGGGAGGTTGTGCAATTGCACCGAATCCTGCGGCTTCAAAACGCCGATGGCCTTGCAGATCGCCGCCAGTTCGGCGCGGGCGAATTTCACCGCTTCCGCGTCGGGGTGGTAGAGGTTCAAATTCACCCACAGCTTGCGGCCCTGATACTGGCCGTCGACGATCTCGAATTCCAGACTCACGTACCGAAAACCTTTCTGACTGGTTTTCTCCTCGGAGGCAACGATCATCGCCAGATACTGACCGGCCGGGATCGGGTCAAAACTCGGCACCGGCTCCACGTTGTTTGCGTCAAATCCCTGTAAATTAGGCATTGTTCACTCCTGCTGTTTGGGGTTCAGAGTTCGCGGCGGCGACGTCGCTGCCGTCGGGGGACTGCGGAACGGAAGGCTGTGGGACGCCGGTGTCAGTCTGCTGCGGAGCTGTGACGGCGACGTTCAGAGGTGGCACGGCTGCTGGCGCGGCGGCGATTTGCGCGACGGGCGTTTGTGCTTTGACGATCTCGTTCTGGAGTGTGTTCCAGTCCAGCATCAGCGACGTCGTGATGCCGTAGCGGTTTTTCGCCAGGTGCTGGTTCGACTCCGACAGGATCATCTCGCGGACATTGGTGGTCGGGTTGAACCTCGCCGCGGCAACAAAGTCCGACCATTCGATCAGAGTCTGTACCAGGTCGGCGTGCATGTCCGGCGCGGACTTCTCGACGGGCACACCGTCGATGGAGGTCACCACCTGCCGTGAGGTGTGAGCCAAGAGAACCACGGCCACGCCGGAATTGACGATTTTGTCGAGCGTCGGTAGTAGGTACTGATAGACGTAGTTCTTCAAAACCTGTTTGCCGTTGCCGTAACCGCCGTGCGAACGGTTCATGGTCTGCGACATGCCGACCTCGCCGTCCTTGACGCCGGAGACGTGTTCCTCCAGACGGCGGAGAAGCCAGTCGACAGAGTCGACGACAACCGTGCCATAGCCGTGGCCGCCCTTGGACAGGGCGTCCAGCCACTGCCGAATGGCATCCCATTTGGGCAGGTACGGTGTGCGGTCACAATTCACATGGGCCGTGCCGTTTTCGCAGTCGACAATCAACGGTTTGTCAGCCCCCGCGCCGAAGGTGGTTTTCCCGATCCCCGGCGGGCCGTACACAATGCCCTTCGGGGCGCGCATGTGCGCCTGATTCAACACTGCTGCTGGAAGCGCCATTTACAATGCCTTTCTCGATTAGATTTCTTGGTTTTCCTCACGGTCTTGTTGTCATTCACAAATTCGGGCGGCGGGAATCGAACCGCGCCGCGGCGCTGGAAATCTCCGTATTGCGCCGTCACCAGAACCCGAGCCGTTATGCGTGTGTCCCTCCACGCACTGCATCACGCCTTGCATCACTGCGTCGAACCGTCGTCCCTCGCCGCGCTCGTGCCTTTCGGCCGATCCGGGACCAACGTGCCGGAGTATGGGAAAGCACTCCCGCACGCGGCGAGGGGTGGCGCGGCGTTGATTCACATCCGCACAATCGCTCCAATGAACAGGCCTATCGCCGCCGGCGGGCGGAACAACTCCACCTGCCGCACGTCGAACGTCCCGACTCCGGGGTGCGACGTCAGCAGCGCCCCGAAAATCCGGTTCAGTGCGATGCCCGCCGTCGTGCTGGCGTCCACCACCAGCACGCGGATGGACTCATCGACCATCCAACTGGCGTCTAGCCGGACCTGCTTTGTGCTCAGCAAACCCGTGGTGGCCAGCAACGCCACCTGAAGGGACTCCAGGGCTCTCTCCAAAGCCATGTCATCGCGGAACTTGTACCTGTACGCCTGACCACTCATCGTTTCCGTCCTTTCGGAAGGCGCTTCGATGTCCTTCCCCCATTAATTACCGGAGTTGTCCCGGAATTGTCGGGTTGGTCACCAGAACACAGGTACTCTTCGATCCCGACCTCCACGAAATGGCGATGAATGGCCTGGATGGCGTCGTAGATACTCGACCGATGCCGGTTCGTGATCTTGGCGATCTCCTGAACCGAATGGCCGTTCATCAACAACCCGCAAATCACCGCCAGCCGCTTGGGCAACGAAGCCACGGCCGCCCGCAGCTCAATGCCCAGGTCCGTCGTGCGGTCGACATCTCCGATGGCGGCGACGGTGTCCACCATGCGGACCCACTGCTCGTCCTCGTCCATCACCCAGCGGTCCAGCGGGCATACCTCGCGACGGTAATCCCGAATGGGCGCTGTACGGTGCTCGATCAGCCGCGAGATGGCATGACGCACCAGAAGGTTCAAAAACCTCCTGTCTTCACGCCATTTCACGTCGGCGTTGAGCCGACGCCGGAGCACCTCCAGAGTGATCTCCTGCGCCAGATCGTCGCGGTCGTCGACAGGGAATCGGAACCTGTCGGCAAGCTGCCTCGCCTTGGCTTTGATGTGTTTGGTGAGGTCCGGGGGAAGTGGGGAACTGCCGCTACAGCCAGAAGCATTGGACGCTCATTCGGCGTCTCCTTATGGCCAAGGAGGCGACGAAGACGCCAAACGGTAGTCAAACACCGAACACAAACAGTGCGGCGGTGTGGGTCACGCCGGTTCCGACGACACCCACACCGCCTTCTGTGGCAAAAAAATTAGCCTCAACTCGGTGCTTAACGCTGAGACCGGCCATGTCAGTATGTCACACAAGCCCCGTGTCTGACCACCGGCGCGAAGGGGCTAAAAGAATTGTCGGCAAACGCTGACAGGCACTTGCTTGGGTGCCTAACTTTTGACGAAAAAATCCCGCCAATCCCCGAAAAAACAACCAGCCCAGACAGTTTTTTTGGGGTTTTCGATGATTTACGAAGGGATGGAGGGAGGGACCTCATACGTCCGACACCGAAAATGAGCTGCGAGGGAACGATCTACTTCCGGGCAAGGGGGCAAGGCTGTAGGTATCCGCCTCGGTCCCGTCGACACCTCGCTGGCGACGATTCTGGGTCACACTGCGTGCTGAACGACTAGGCCAACGCTTTCACTGGTACACGCGAAGAGGAGGCTGTCAACGTCGATTTTGAAATTTTTTTGGAATTTCTTTGACAATGGAGGCCAAGACCTTACACTTCACGTAATGTAACGGATGTTAAATACTACTGGTTATGTCGTTTTGGAGCAGAAAGTGTGAAAAAACGACGTGAAACCAAGGAAGTGGACATCGGTAGACGGCTGACGGTGGTTTGGCTGTCTTGCGATGTTGCTTGTCCTGTTTTGCAAAAAAGACTCAGGAATCGTAGCGTGTATTGTGAAGACGTGCTAGAATGCAACGGAGACGGATTGCGCTGTAGCGTAGTCGCAGCTATTTGAAGGTACGAGTTGAGGGTGCTACTGGGAGTCGATGATTTTGCCGATGAGATAACCAGTGGTAAATTCGGGTATTAGCAGCGCGAGACGCAACCGCGCAATATGCACAAGGAGCTGGCAATGGGTAATGGACATAGCACGAACGGGCAAGTTCGGGGCGCAAGGGAAGGAAGATTGGCTAACGCGCTGATCGGGTCCGCCAATGCAATGAGTCCTGATCTTCAGGTTGATCCAGCGATATGGGCGGGCGTTGAAGACCTCAAACGCCTTGCGGATAAATCTTTGACGTCCAAGGTCGTAATGAGCGGCCGTATCAAACAGATTCGTGATTTGGGGAATATGCATAATGAGCCCTCTGCCTGATTTTTGGGGTCGTGACAAAGGTAAAACACATTACTTAGATTGCAGGAATGTATGCTTTCACGACTTTGTGGAAAGTCTAGCTAGCGGGCCGGTCGACAGAAAAGATTTAACTTATTCCAAGTTGGTCTTGTATCGTATCATGAGCCTGATCCGAAACCGCGAGCAGTCGGAAGGCTACAGGCATCTCACGGCTCGTGTTCAGTACTATCCTAATGGGGGGTCGTTGCCGTACCCCGGCGAAAAGCCGTCGCCGTACGAAGAATCGTTCGATTTGGATGATGCATACCTTGCTCGCGGTTTTCCTCAGGATCGTCGCATAGCCAGTGACTGTTTGACTCTCACATTTTTCAAAGAAAATGTGAGGGATGATAAGGAACTTTCCGAGGAGTCTTCTGCCGATATCCTCGCTCATTGCATCATCAAGCGCAATCATGGCCATCCGGATGCGAAGGGCAATGTATGGGAGGCCATCGTAAATCCGCATCTGCTCCCGAACCATTTCGTCCACGGTATCAATCCCTATTTGATCCCGATTATGGTCGGAACAAAATTCCTCACGATCAGGGGCATCTACTTCTGCCAGCAAAATGGCCATTCGACTAGATGTGCTCATTCGGCTGTAACCATGGCGCTCCGCGCGATTGAAAAGAAGATAAAGCCAGAAGATGCCGGAAATTTGAAAGATCCGACGACGGTCTTCGTTGCGAAGAGGACAAACGTTGTCGGAGAGGGGCTCACCTGTGGTCAGATAATCAAAGTGCTGGAAGACTGTGGCCTGTTTCCCATGGTCATCAGCTTCGGAGAGAAAGAGGCAAAGGGCCGCGACATTGGCGACTATCGCAGTTTTGTGCATGCTGGCGTGGAATCCGGCTTGCCTGTGTTGCTTTCCTTCGTCACCAGCGACGGGGCTAATCGGGATAGACATGTTGTTACCGTGTTTGGGCACACACTCAATACGAATTCATGGGTGGCCGAGGCGGGGGTTTACTACGGTCGCCCACCCGAGCATGGATACCGACCGAGCCATGATTGGTGTACCGACTGGATATTCAGTGATGACAATCTTGGCATGGGGTACTGCCTGCAGGCCAATGGGTTGACGAAGCCTTCCAATGATTATTACGACAGCCTTCCAGAGGATGAACAGACAGGGGATAGCCAGAAACAGGAAGAGGATCGCCGGAAACGAGAACAAGCAGAGAGGGACCACCTCAAGGAGTTCGATGTCGTCGGTGTCATTGTGCCATTGTGGCTTCCAGGGCCGAAAACGATCAAGGGCGCGGAGGTCAAAACAATCGCGTACCTGCGGAACCGTATCGAACGCTTTTACAGCTATGAGGATGTTCTGGAGGATGATCAGTATGATGATGTTCAGGAGGGTGTTCAGGATGCTCAGTCAGCCCCTTTCCAGGATGAAGTACAATGGATGGATCGTCTGAAAAAACAGCTCGACCTTGACAATAAGGGATCGGGGCTGATCCTTCGAAGTCGCTGGGTGGAACGCGACAAGTATATTAAACATTTCGTGGGGTATCTTCCGGCCGACAAAATCGCTTTGGTCGACGAGGTGCAAGCCCATTTGCCAGAGTTTTTCTGGATGACCGAGTAT